GTCAGCTTCGCCAAGGCTTACGATGCGGTGATGCTGGCCGAGCCGCAGCTCTACGCCAAGGCCGAGGAGGAGCGCCGCGCGGCGGTCAAGGCGGCCACCTGACCCTAAAAACCCGGGCGTCGCCAGCCGGCGACGCCCCATCCGCAGCGTCGGGAGACGCCGCATCCCTAGACGGAGGTCAGGCCGATGCCTGCGAATTTCGAGAAGGTCGAGTCCATCACCCGCATCGCCGGGGGCGATTACTCGCAGCCCGGCGTGGGCCAATACCGCTTCTGCGTGATCAACCCCAACAGCGTGGTTCCGGCCACTGGGCTGGACAATCCCGGCCTGTGGTATGGCTCCGCCCAAGGTCCGGCGCCGATTGCGGGCGGCAACGTGATCGTCAACACCTCGGCCGGCGGCGCCTGCTTCGGCGTGCTGCTCGGCAAGGCCCGCGCCGGTGAGGCGATCGAAGTCGGCGTCGGCGGGCGGCTCTTGGTGGTGTGCGGCGGCACGGTCGCGGCCGGCGACAGCGTCGGCTCTGACGCGGCCGGCGCGGCGGTCACCCATTCCGGTTCCAACCACATCCTGGGCGTGGCCCTGGAGGCGGGCGTGGCCGGCGACATCATCTCGATCAGCTTCGACCGCGCCGGCACGGCGTAACCAACCCGGGAGGTTCTCCCTTAACCCCGCCAGCGTCGTGACGACGCCGGTTCCCTGAGATGGAAAGGACACCCGGACATGCCCGGCAACCCTTCAGTAGGCGACGTCCACGTTAATGCGCCGCTGACCAATGTGTCAGTGGCCTATATCCAGGACGCAGCCAATTTCGTCGCCGACCGGGTGTTTCCGAACATTCCGGTCACCAAGCAGAGCGACCGCTACTTCACCTATAGCCGCGCCGACTTCAACCGCGACGAGATGGAAGTGCGCGCGCCCGGCACCGAGAGCGCTGGCAATGGCTACGACCTGGACTCGACCCCGACCTACTACTGCCCGGTCTATGCCTTCCACAAGGACATCGCCGACCAGATCCGGTCCAACACCGACAACCCGCTGTCGCCCGACCGTGACGCCACCATCTTCGTCACGCAGAAGGCGCTGATCCGGCGCGAGGTGACCTTCGCCCAGAAGTATTTCGGGCCGGGCATCTGGAACTACGGTTCGCTGGGCGTTTCCTCGGCGCCTGGGGCAAACCAGTTCCTGCAATGGGACAACGCCAACTCGACCCCGATCGAGGACATCCGCAAGGGCCGGCGCACGGTGCAGGAAGCCACAGGCTTCAAACCCAATATCGGCCTGATGGGCAAACTGGTGTTCGACACCCTGATCGACCACCCGGAATTTATCGACCGGATCAAGTATAACTTCGCCCAGGGCGTCGCCGCCGTGGCCAACGAGCAGATCATCGCTCAACTGTTCGGCCTCGACGAGGTGCTGGTGATGGAGGCGGTCTATAACACCGCCAAGCGCGGCGAGAGCGAAGCCTCCCGCTTCATCGGCGGCCCGCACATGCTCCTCGCCTACCGCACCAAGACGCCAGGCATCATGGTTCCTTCGGCCGGCTATACCTTCTCCTGGAATGGCTGGATGGGCGCCACCGGCATGGGCCACCGCATCAAGTCGTTCCGGCGGGAGAAGCTGGAGAGCGACCGAGTCGAAATCCAAATGTCGTACGACCAAAAGGTCGTCGGTGCGGACTTGGCTTGGCTGTTCGAGAACGCCGTCAACAATCCCGAATCGGCCTGATCGGAGCGTTCACCTGTGGCGGCCGGGAAACTGGCCGCCACTAGCGAGCGCTCTGAAGGTTGAACCCCATGGCCATGCGATTTCGCGAAGCCTTTGACGAAACCCGGTCCTTCGTGGTCCGGCGCGACCTGCGCCTGAGCGGCCAGCCCGTCGCCGTGGGCGGCGAGTTCCCGAAGGAGGCGGTCACCCCGCAGCGCCTGCGCCAACTGTTCAACCAGCGCGCCATCGCCTATCCGGACGAGACCGGCGTGGAGATGGCCAGGGCTCCGGCCCCCGCCCGTTGGCGCCCGACGCTGGTCAGCGCGCCGCCTGCGCCCGTCTCCACCGCCGACCCCAACCGCCTCGGCGCCCATGTGCCGATCCCGGAGGACTGGCGCGCCCTGCGCTGGCCTAGGCTGTTGCATCTCGCCAGCTACTTCAAGGCCGAGCGGGTAATGACCAAGGCCGAGGCCATAGCCCTGATCGAAGCGGAGTTGCAGAGCCGTGGGCTTGCTTGACGGTCAGATCGCCAAGGCCATCTACAGCGGCTTCCGCGGCAAGCTGCAGCGCGGGACGCTGTGGCGGCCGGTGACGGCGGCCAGCGGCGGCCTGGACGCGCGCGGCGACCCGATCGTGCTCTCGCCGCTGAGCTGGGCCTGCCAGGGATTTCAGGACGAGTATTCCGACGTCTACAAGGTCACAGTCGGCATTCCGATTACCGACGTGCGCATCAACCTGTTCGCCGCCTCGCTGCCGTCCGGCATCGCGCCGCAGAAGGACGACAAGGTGCACATCGCCGGCCAATGGTGGCAACTGCGCAAGGTGACCACCGACCCGGCCAAGGCCCTCTGGATCGCGCCGGGCTTCGCCTGCAAGGACCCGACGTCATGACCGTGACCTGGGACCAGGGGCCGATCGACGCCAAGATGCGCGAGGCCGCCTTGCGCGCGGTGGTGGCCGGGGTCGAGGCGATCGTCACCGAAGGCACGCGCCTGATCGCCTCGCCGCCGAAGACCGGGCGCATCTACACCCGTCGCGGGATCAAGCACCAGGCCTCCGCCCCGGGCCAGCCGCCCGCCACCGACACCGGCATGCTGATGGCGTCCGGCAAGGGCATCTATCCCGATCAGCAGGGCCTGTTCACCGTCACCGGCTGGGCCAACTGGTCCACCGCCTATGCGCGGTTTCTCGAGTTGGGGACCGAGAAGATGGCGCCCAGGCCCTACGCCCGGCCTGCGCTCGATACCTGCGCGCCGGTGTTCATCGCCGCGCTCGCGGGCGAACTGCGCGTCAATGGGGGCGGGCGATGAGCGTGGTGGAGGCCCTCGACCTGGCCGGCCCGCTGAGGACCGCGATCCTCAGCAACGCTGAGGTCACCGCGCTCTTGGGCGTCTGGGAAGGCGAGCCGGCCATCTTCACCCGCCGCCCGGTTCCCACCGACGCGCCCTATCCCTTGATCGCGATCGGGCCGGACATCTCGATCGGCAACATGGACGGCCTGACCATGCGCCTGCCGATGCCGCGGCGGGATATCTTGGTCTATGGCCAGCAGCCGGACGATTACCGCACGGTGGAGGCGCTGGGCTATCTGTTGCGCGCGCAGTTCCACCGCCAGCGCTTTTCCGTCGATCTGTCGCCCGCCTATTCGGTGATCGACATCGTCTGCACCGGGCCGATGGAGGCGCCGGTCTCGGACGACTCCCTGGTTGGCCGCGCGCTCCTGCTACAGCTTCGGCTAAAGGAGGTAGCGACTTAGCCGTGAACCTGACACTCTCCTGCGCGCTGGCCGCTCGGCCGATTTGCAGAGGAGCCCGCCCACCCCGCGCCCTGGGCAAGCGCGCTCCGCAGCGTCGTGATGACGCCGCAGCCTTCAAACGGAGCCCCCTATGACCGTGAACGCAGCCGGCGGCGCCCGGTATTTCCTCGGCACCACTGATCTCGCCACCACCGTCGATCAATTCGCCGCCGACAGCTATGTCGAGGTGGGCGAGATCGAGGACCTCGGCCAGGTCGGCGACGAAGCCTCGGTGATCACCTTCACCTCCCTGCAAGACGGGCGGGTTCGGAAGTTCAAGGGGCCGCGCGACGCCGGCACCATGACCATCGTCTGCGGCGACGACACCTCGGATGAGGGTCAGGCGGCGATGGTGGCGGCGCAGGAGACCAAGTTCGACTTCAACATGAAGGTTATCTTGAACGACGCCATCACTCTCGACGGCACGCCGACCATTCTCTACTTCTACGGCAAGGTGATGGGTGACCGCCGCAACATCGGCAACGTCTCCAACATCGTCAAGATGACCTTCAACATCGGCGTGAACTCCCCGATCCTGGTGGTTCCGGCGACCTAAGGAGACCTGACAGGACATGGCGGACACCCCAACCCCCGGCGCCGGCGATGTAGACATTGTGCTTGGCGCCCATACCGTGACCCTCAAGTGCAGCGTCGGGGCGGCGCTCTCTTTGGGGCGCGCCGGGGGCGGCATCGCGGCGGTGCTGCGCTAGGTGTTGGATTTGGACCTGGACGCGATCGTCGCCACCATC